CGAGCCTTCTCTATATCGTTGCGGAGTTTAACAACAACGAACAGCCCTGTGTCATCCGTTTCGGATTTCCACATGCGTCCGTTGGAATCAATGTACGAGTCAATGACTTCGCCAACTTGAATGTTGGAGTGAGCCAACTGTACATTGCGGTACTTTTCACCCTTCATGAAGCCATCAAAGGCATCCTTTAGGGCGGAGCGAGTAATGAGGTCGCCTTGCTTATCTACAAGTTCAACTGATGCGTAGCCAGCAACAACCAAATCGTTACCACTCTTGAGGAGAGTGATACCGTCAGTAGGTCGTTGAATGCTCAGCATTGAACTTCCGACTCCCTGTTATGGTATAAGAATGGTTCGTCAAGTCCGAGACACCAACGGCTGGTCATTGTCGTAGTCTATAGAGAGTCTTTCACCCTCGTCAGTTTCTACTTGAATGTGATTCAGTCGCTCGGTTTTCTTCTCTTTCTTTTCATCAGTAATTTTTTTCTCACCGTCAAAATCCGGTAAGGTTGACTCGTGACGAAGTTGGGTTGGGCCACGGGGCGATTCCTGCGGTGTACCAACATCAATACCCAGTCCCTTTGGCCCAGTCCATGTCATGCGCTCTTTGCTGATTTTATCCAAGGCTCGTACAATAACTTCCAATGCTTTCTTTGTTTGATTGGGTTTGAGAAGGCGATTTTCATCATCTTCTTCAAGAATACCCACGCTTTGCTCTTCAGTTCGTTTATCGCTCGGCTTCTTCGGCATTACATCACTTTCAGTTTGTTTACTGAGTAATCCTTTTACCATTAGTGGAGCAACCGACGACCAAAACGGCATAAGACTTTCAGCCAGCACCACAGGGTAATCGGTCTTGGTCAAATCACCCATCGTGCTTTTTGGTGAATGCACACACCACACATCGCCTATTTCTTCCATGTTGTACACTACTGTGTCAACTCCCTTCAACACGATTTGAATCTGTGAGTCCGAGATTTCAATATCGTGAGGAATAAGAATTGGTGCGAATGCTTTGGTCATGAGGTCAAGAGATTCTGTGCTGGCCGCACCCTCTCCTTCACCCTCCCCTTCCAACTCCTTGACTTGTACATTGTACACAGGGCGGTTTTTGCGGTTTTTCTTGGAAATACCCGTGATGGATGCACGAACAATGTCGCCAACCTTGAACACCATACGCTGGTTATGAGCCGTACCCACATCCATGTAATGTTCACCATCATGCTCCACAGCCCTGTTTCCAAGCCCCTCAATCTCAAGGATAGGGCCAGCACCCAACTGATAGGTGTACGGGCCTTTGCCACGACGGTCAAGGATGATGAAGTTGAAGTCTCGGCTGTCACGGTAAACAATCCACTTTGGATGTCGTCGCTCTCCACGCATGTAGGTGGATTTGTTGTCTCGCAACAAAATGTTGTCGTGGTCGTCTTTGAGGTTCTTTACAGCGTCGGCCAGTCCCTCATCGTCTGTCATACGAGTATCGTGTGGGCCGGGTACAATCACAGGCTCTTGACTGTCAAACTGTGAGCGTAGAATTTTCAACCGCTCAAACAACTGCATTTCACCCACATTGGTATCGTCGTAATTGATAATGTCAATGATGTTCAACTCTTCTTCACCAAGAATAGCGTCCAGCGTATAGTTCTTGTCGTTCATTTTTTCAAGAGCCTCTTTCGTGGCTTTGCGTAGCCCCTTCTTACGACCGTTTTCATCATACGCCGTAATCTCGTCATCACTGCGTACAATGATAATTCGCTTCCCATCATACCACTTACTTACAACCCACGAGCCGCTGAAACCACGAAGGTGTTCAAGGTCGGCCAAATCAAAAATGCGGTGCATAGGGCGAACAGCAGGACTCCATTTCGCATCGTCGCTCTTGCTCAACAACACATCCGGGTCAAGTAGAGAGGTGATGAGTTCGGTCATCTCACTTGCCGCTACCGTAGTTGGAATCTCGCTTGCTGTTTCTGCTGTCTCCATGTTCATGCTTTGGTGAGGATTGTCGGGGTACTGAGGTGGTGGTGCATTTGCATAGACTTGTTGCGCTACTTCTTTTCCGTGAATCATAGCGGTCAAATCCTCCGGCACAGAATGATACAACCCTGTGCCTACATTTGAACCGATGTGAATTGTACCGTCGTCGCCAAACTCAGCACCAAGTGTAGGTGTTGCTTCATACCCATGGTGCCACGCACCGCTGTCAAAGTTATCCGTCAACCCTGCGTGTGCGGGCGAAGGAATACCCAGTGGATACTGAGACATGCCTGCTGTTTCAGGAATTTCCAAGTCGGGTGTGAAGACACCTTCCTCTTCTTCAAGTACACGAGGGTCAAAGTGAATAATCGTGTCAAGGTGATTCTTGGTGTCGTTTGTTTTACGGGATTTTGATTGACTACCAAAGCCCTTTGCACCGTGAATATCACCTTTGACGGCACCAATACCAGCGGCTTTCATTGAGTCTTTGAATTGCTGTGGGTTAAGTTTCATACCCATGGCTCGTGGAATACCGTGAGAAAGATGTCCACCCCATGCTTTTATGTCAGTTTGTTGTGCAAAGTGGTTAATGGCTTGATGATACCCGTTTTCTCGTGCGTGGCGATAGAACGCCTCATGGTCGTCCAACTCCTCTTCGGGCTTGTTCATCATCTCTTCGTCGGTGAAATGATTGAGGTCAAGCCCGTCAATGTTCGGGATTTTACCACTGAGAAGAATGTTCTTAATTGTAGAAACTTGTAACGGCGCACCTCTTTCACCCACCATATCAATGAGTTCTTGGGCTTTCACTTTTGCAACAGGAGTTCGTTGGATTCCAAGTTTGTCCAACAGTTTGTCAGCATTTTCATCACCCTCAACCATTATACCGTCTGTGGACAAATGATTAGCGATAGTAGCGTGGAATGGATTTTGTGCCGCAGGGTCGGTGTCTCGTACAGAAGCCTGTAATCCATAATTGGTTGAAGAAACACCGTGTACACTGTGAGGAACAGACACAATGTAGCGTTGAGCGTCACGCATCAGTTGATGGGTGTTTGCGATAAACTTCTCCGGCTCGTCGGGATTGAAAGCATCGGGGTCATGCTCAAGGTATTTTGGTAGAAGAACATCTCGTGCAACCTCAGCAATGGTTTGTCGGTGGCCACCAAACAATTGCTCCATACGAGTGGCATCAAGTTTCCACATTGTGTTTTTACTCTTCTTTTGTGTGCTTTGCTGTACCTTTTCCAATTGTTGAGTCGTATCGTTGATTTCAGCCATCAACGGTTGCAATTCTTCAATGGGTGCGCCAGTGGTTTGCTTTTCAGTCAACTCTTGATTTAATTCTTCAAGCATTGTTGTGAGTTCGGATTCTTGTTGCGAAGCGGGTAACATACCGCCGAATTGAAGCAAACGAGAAACGGCATCCTTTTCGTCAGCCGCCATTGTGGTTTTTGTTTTCTGTGTCTTTTTCTTCGCTTGCAGTTCCTCAGTCATGGTTTCCGTCATGCTTTGAAGAGAAGAAAGCAACTTCTGTTCATCAAACTCACCAAGACCTCGGCCCAACAAAGCAGTGTTTAATTCGGGATGCTTATCTGTAACGACACCGGGTGCCATCGGGAGAGTGTTTCTACCGTGCATAAGGTACTCAAGAATCTCCTTTGGGTCTTGTGTACCCAGTATTTTTGACGCTTGAGTAATGGCCGTCATAGCGTGATTCATATCGGGATTGGTCAACACTTGATTCTTCAACGCATTGAACGAAAAGCCACTACCACCGCCCCATCGCATAAAATCAATGAAGTGTTCTTTGCTCTCCCCACCACTGAATGCCTCATCTCCACGAAGGAAGTCTTGAACTTTCATCAGTGATTTTTGTGCTGGTTGATGAGGGTGATTCATACGCCCGCCAAGCGTTTCAAGGAAGTGAGCCAGTTGTGCGTTCTTGTGCATATTGCTGTCCGAAGGAGATGCGCCGTAGGATGTGAAGGCACCCACATGATAGGTGGGAATAATTGTGTGTGGATA